CCGGGGGGTCGAATACTTCGGCGATGCGACGGATCAGGCCCACTTGCAGGTCTCCAGGTAGAGTCTTGCCAGCGCGAGCCGCGGCGCATTCGATCGCGCCGACACGGTGGTTTCAGGGTATGCCGGCCAGGCCGACACGACGCTGATCTCGTGCAAGTCGACCGCGTTCAAGGTGCGCCGGTTGCCGTTCCAGCTCTCGCCGCCTTTGGGGACCAGGAAGCCGAAGCTCATGCCGCCCAGGTCGCCACGCTCGGCCAGGGCGAGTACGTCGCGCCCGGGCTGCGTGTCGGGCACGGCGATCTCGAAGGCGAGGCCGGTGCTGTCTTCTGACAACTTCAGGTTGCCGCTCCGTGTGCGCGCGAGCACCTTGCCGCGATCGTGATCGACCATTGCCAGCACGTCGCGCTCGGCCTTCAGGCTTGCAGCGAACGCACCGGCCGCGATGACTTCCACGAAGTCGCCGATGCGCGCATCGGTGTTGAACTTCGCCGCGTAGCCTTCGAGCTTGCGGCCCCGGGCGCGAAGCTCCAGGACTGCGCGCTGTTCGAGCTTCACGATTACGGCGTCAGGTCGGTGCAGGCCGCGAAGGATCCAGCGTGCCGGATCGCGACATCCGCCGACATCATCGCGCGGATTTGCACGTTGCCCTTGGTGTACGCGGTGGACTCGTAAGGATTGACCAGGATGTCGAGTTCGGACCAGAAGCCGATCAGCACGTCCGCCCAGTTTCCGAAAATCAGCGCATCGCCCTCGGCCGGCGAGCCGAGCGAATACGGCGCGTTCTGCGTAGAGGCGAGCGGATAGCCGGCGAGCGAATCCTTTCCCTCCATGATCATGACGCTGTCGGTGCTGGATACCTTCGCAGTGCTGCGCAGCAGCCGCACTACGCCGGGCGTACTGACCCATGCCGAGCCCTCGGCGTTGGCTTCCTCCACCAACTCGATCAGCGTCAATACCTTCGCCCAGGTCGGCGCGGCGCCCATGCTGGTGGTCTTGTTGATGTTGACGGCGGCGGATAACACGCCGTTCGGTTCATTGCTTCCGCCGCCGTTGATTGCCGCCTGGTCCAGCGCGCCCGCGAGCAACTTGGCGAAGTCCATGCGCAGGAGCTGTTCGATGTCCGGGCTCGACTGCAGTAGCGTGCTGCGCGAAAACTCGGTGATGACGCCGCAATGCTTCGGCGACATTTGCACCTTGCTAAAATCCGGATCGTTCGCGCTGAGCGCGCCATTGTCCGCAACCCAGGCGGAACTTGCCGAGGCAACGAGCTTCGGAATATCGACGTTGCCGACTAGGCCGGAGAGTACCCGGGCACCGAGGCGACGAACAACCATCTTCGCCCGCAGCATGTCTATAAACTGATCGCCGCGCAGATCCGTCGAAATGATGTTCGCACCCTCGCCGGCAGCGGTAACGACGCGTTTTTCAAGCGGCTGACGAAACACGCTCATCGGTACAGCGATGCCTTGGAAGGGGCGGCCGGCGCGCTTCGCCAGTTCGGCTCCGATCTCGCGCTCGCGACCCCACTCGACGGCGAGGCCCGCGGCGCCAGCAATGGCAGCGCGCAGGCTGAAGTCGCGGCAGGATTCATCGAAGCGATCATCGCCGCTGCCGGCGATCTGCTGCCCGCTCATGCGGCGCTCGGCTGCGTCGAGCAGTTGCTGACGGGCGAGAGACTTTTCGACGCCATCCATCTCGGTTTTCAGCGTGTCGAACTTGGTCGATTGTTCGGTGGAAAGATCGCCGCCGGTGCCGGCGGGTTTTTCGGTGATGCTGCGCATCTCGGTGACGATCAGCGCACGGCGTTCCTGCAGGTCGCGAATGTTCATGTTGAACCTTAAAATTTGTTGTAACTCCATTCATATATCACGGGTGCGAAATGATGTGGTGTCGTGCCAGCCTATGCCGAAATAACCATAGATTCGGGTACCTCGAAAATCTCGGTCATCGGCTCTGCTGCCGCCAGGCCCACCGCCATGATTGCCGCGACTGCCGGGTCGATCCGCTCACGGCTACGCTCTTTCGATGGTTTCTGATTTCCCGCGGCGTCTTTCTCCACCGACACGTTGCTGATCGCCCACGTCAGCAGCGGATTGCCGGTATGAACCAGGCGCCGGTTGAGCACGGCGGTCTCGAAGGCTTTCATCGCCGGAGACATCGACTTGTAGCCTTGGCCGAATGGCTTCATCGGCGGGAGCGTGATGCCCTCTTCGGCGAGGATGCGCTCAAGCTCGGTGATGCCCCACTGGTCGAAGCCGATCGCCTCGGGCTGGAAGCGGGCGCAAATGTCGGCGAGCGCGAGCGCGACACGCCGCTTGTCCGTCGCCTTGCCGGGTGTCGGCGTGATGTGGCCGGCCTTCGCCCATACCGTGTACGGCACGCGGTCAGTGTCTTCGCGGTCCCGCAGGTTGTCGGCCGGGCACCAGGTCCAGACCATGAGCACGCCGCTCTCCGGCCAGAACAGCGCGAACGCGGTCAAATCTCGCACCGATCCTAAATCCAAAGCGCCGAGGCAACGCTGCCCGACCAGCGCGTCCAGGTCGATCTCGCCGCGGCAGGCATCCCATTCTGCGGCAGGTAGCCAGCGCTCCTCTGCGTCCACGCGCTGATTGCAAAACAGATTGCGAAACGCTGCTTCCATCGTTGGCATGTGGCGGGCGCGCTCGGCGAGGATGCGCATGTCCTGCAGACTGCGGAAATCGCCGATTGCCGGATTCGCCAGCGGCCAGTTGGGCTCGTGGAAAACGTCCAGCTCAATGGGAATCTCGAACACGCTGCCGGCGAAGGTTGGATCGGTGATGCTGCCAGCGGTCACGGACTTTGAGTAGTCAACCAACTGCGACATCAGCGCGTGATCGTCGGCGGACTGCGTGCCGATGATGAGCACCAGCGGTTCCTTGCGGGCACCCTGCGCCGTGGTGAGCGCATCGTATAGCGCCCGGCCGACTCCGCTGCCCCATTGCGCCAGTTCGTCGAGAATCACGACGCTGGGGCTGAGGCCGTGCGCTTTCTTGGCATCGCTCGATAGCGCCCGAAACTTGCTGCCGCTCTCCAGGTCTTCGATAACTTTTTCGTGGCGCTTCACGTTGCAGCGGGCGGCGAATGCCTCGTTATCTTCGATGAACGCGACCACTTCGTCGAAGATCAGGCCGGATTGATCGCGGTCGGTTGCGCCAACAACAATCTGCCCGCGGCGCTCCTGCTCTGGCCCGAGTAGATGACAAAGCGCCAGCCCAGCACAAAGCGCAGTCTTGCCGTTTTTCCTTGCGACGCTGAGCAAGCCAGTGCGCACAATGCGCAGGCCTTTCGCATCCGTCGCATACCACGAGCGAACGATCGCCCGCTGCCACTCGCGCAGGCGGAAGCGCTTGCCGGCGAGGGTGCCGCTTGTCACCTTCAGCGACTCGACAAAACGGATGACGCGCTCGGCCCGGGACAGGCCTTTCGCCTGCCAGCTCGGGCGCCGTGCGCGTTTCGGCGGTTCCTTTTTTTTGGAACCACCGACCTTCGGCCGCGCCCCTGGTCCCCTCAGGCCCATTGGAACTTACTGCGCGCGAAGGATGGCGCACGGTCGCCAGCGCTCAGCCCTGAGAGATTTTTTTTCATTTGTTCCACCAATGATTCGCATCGAGCGGTCTACCATCAGGCGAACAACCTTTGACCGGCGCGTGCGTCTTACGCACGTTACCGAATGCGCCATCAACATGTGCTGTCTTGCTACTGTGGCAAGCATGGCAGCGCGAGGCGAGATTATCAGGGTCAAGCGGCTCGCCGCCGTCCTTCAGTGCTATCCGGTGATCCACATCAACGGCCGCACGCATGACGCCGATCTTCTGACAATCTTCGCAGAGCGGGTGCGCCCGCAGTTGCTGCAGGCGTAACCGCCTCCATGCGCGAAGATCGTAGAGCCGGCCAGTCATCAGCGGTCCGGCCGTATGCTGTCTAGCGCCTTGACCAGCAGATCGAAACCGTTCAGCACGTCATCGGGAGCCTGCGAATTCAGCAGTACAGTCCGCGCGACCTCGCATTCGGTGTCGAATGCGGCCAAGGCTTTCGCCTGCTGATCAATCGGCAGTGCCCGCACGATCGAGGTCAACAGGGAGAGCACGGCCGTGATCGTGCCCTTCTGTTCGTTGATTGCCTTGCCGATGCGGTCTATATCGTCCATGTCGTACTCCTTTTCAGTTTAATTTTCCCAGGTCTGTCATCGCAACTTCTTCGGGATCTCCGAATACCGCCGTGAGCGGCCCGCACAGCCTCAACTCAT